TAGGTCTGTCCATACCGTCTTGTATCGGTTTAAAGAAAAACGGATAGTTGACAGATATTGGTACAACTTTATCGGTAAACATTTTTTTAGCATCAGCACCACTTTTAGATAATATTCCATATCTAGCATCACTCGATATAGTAGCTAAGTTAACTGTTTCAGCAGAGCTCATAAATGAAAAACCACTACGTCTGTTTTTTAAGTAGCACATACCGTAACATCTGTTATCGGCTTTGCACGCTTCCCAAAATATAAAGAACAACCTGTTAGCTTCTCTAAAATCTGGAGCGCCAACATCAATTTTACTCCATTGCAAATACATATAGTGACTACCTGTTATATACGTAGGTTTATCGTTATTATAAAACCAAAACCCTTCATCGCGACGTTTAAATTCTTCGTCTATATAATCGTACCACTGCTCTTTTGCTTCTTCTGGATAACTTCTCCAGTCAAATATACTTTTTAATTTACTTAATTCTTTTGGATATTCTACCCTTTGCCATTTGTTTTTGGCAAACATACACACTGATTTCGGTTCACTCGGCAACCCAATTCGCAAACCTTGAATCTCCACCACTTGTCCAATTTTTCCAGTTTTGCTAATAACGACAATATCGTTTTCTTTATTATATCCATATTCCCATTTACGTTTTTTGTTAAGTCGACTTATAGTTGTCTTCTTAACTGGTTCAACAATTTTATATAGTGTTTGATCGTACATTACTTAGATCTTCCTTCAGCGAAGCCTTTAAACACTCTTTCTTTTTTATCTTCAGGCTCTTTGCCTTCTAATATATTCTCTTCTTCTTGTATACGGTTAAGTATTTCAAAAGCATCGAATATAGCTAGCTTTTTAGTAGCAGCTGCATTTTTTAATCTATCAGCAGATATATCATCATCACTGTCAACAATAGCTTCTTTAGCTACTTTAATTAGCTCTTCAACTGCTTTGTGCCCAGCTTGGATTATATTCTTCTTCGTCTCCTTGATATTCATATTTAATTGTAATAAATTTAGAGTAAACTCTATACAGCCTTTCTTTATCAATAACAAACTCATATTCTGAGTTAGGTGTAAATCCTACAAGATCACCAACATTATATGATCCATCAGAGTATTTAACTACACCAACTAACGGCTTTTCTATATCTTGAGAAAACTTATCAGTTGATTTTATAGGTTTAACAAAACAAAAGCCTTGCATAGGTTTCCAAATTGACTGTTTAAATCTACTCCACTTGCTAATTTGTTTATAAGCAAATATTTGATCTTGACTTACAAAGTACATATCTTCTTTAAAAAAGCTTTTACTGTTTCTTTCGTTGCCTCTAGCATCGTTCCATCTTCTAAATACGTTGTGATGAACAATAACAGTGTCACCTTCTTTTATATCTGTATCAAAAGCTTTTGGCGTAGACAAAACTACAGCTTCTCTATTAACATGCTTGTGATCAAATATATCTGTATTAGTAATTAATGTTTTGTTACCAACACTTATAGAGTTATTGTATCTTTCGCCTTTTGGTTGTACAATATAATTATACGGCGACTTCATTAATACTCTAAATTATATTCAACAGATACAGCCATGTTTTTATTAAAATCTTTCCAAGGCATTACGTCTTTATTTTTTCTAATATAAACGCTAAACTTATCTTTTTCTTCTACTATATCGCAGATGGTATGCCCTCCATAAACCTCTTGGCCTACGGAGTAATGCATAGCATCTATTTTATAATCTTTACCTATAGTTATTTTACGAATCAGCTTGCTCATCTTCTTTGTATTTAATAGCACCGTCATTTATGTTGACGTCAATATTACCATACTCCTCTTTTAATTCTTGCTGAATTTTACTAATCATGCTTTGAAGCTGCATTATATCATGTAGCAATGAGTGCTTTTTTAGTTCGAGTCCGCCAAGCTGTTGTTGACCTTCATTTATAGCTCTAACAACGTTTTGCATTTTGCCAAGCTGTTCTTCACTAATTTTATCTGGCCTAAGATCTTTAACCTTAGGCGTCTTTCTTTTTGCCATAATTTAATTTAATTTAAGTTAATTTAATTTGTTATTCTCCAAAGTATACTATAATACCGCCGTCAGTATCATCTGATTGCATAGATACAGAATCCCATCTACCATATATAGTCATGCCAGCTGGAAACACGTTATTATTAGCAATTGCTAAACCACCAACACCAATACCATTAACGTATTTATCATTTGGTGTTTTAAATACTAATGTTTCGTCGTTTGTTATAGCTACACTTGCGCTTATTTGTATTTCTTTTGTATTATCTCCATCTGGATCTAAAGCAGTAACAGTACCGTGTAAAACACCAGTGGCACCATCATACACTTCGTCACCAACATTTATTTGATCATTTTTACTAACGTTGTTTTCTTGATCAAATATAATTTTATTTGTAGTAGCATTACTTTGATTTACAGTTCTAGTAAAACTACCAGTTGAGTGTGCAGAAGCTGCTGTGCTTATAGTTCTTGTAGAATCTTTTGCTATTAAAGCTGATAATACTGTTGCTCCCATAAATTGTATACCTATAATGCTTTGTCCTTCTGGAGCTGTTATAGTGTTTGCTGCGTCACTTACAAAAGCTGATCCCGTGATTGATGATACAAAATCTTGTCCTAATAATGCCATAATTTTATTTTTCTTTTACTTGTTCGTTTTTCTTTGAACTTCCACCGAAGAAGAAGTCTATTATTGTGTTTACTTTAGCGCTCATAGCGCCAAATATTGTTGATATAAAGCTAATCTCAAATTCACCTAGCTCCAAGCTTTTAGTTACAAAGTAATTAAACATTACAAATGTAATACCAAAATAAGCTACTGTAAACAGCGTTGCTAATACTTTTTGAATAATAGCATCGTCTTTATACATATCACGTGCAGACTTGCGATCTTCAACTTCTTTTGCAAAAGCTTCGCGCTCTGCTTCTAGCATAATTGATTTTAATGCTAGCTTAGCTTCATCTCGCTCTTTGTCTGTAGTAATAACTTTATCAAGTATACCTTCAGCATTATCTAGTACTTTACCAAATAAACCTCCTGCTAATTTACCTATCATTATATTTATTTAGGATTTGATAAATAAAATCTTGCGCCAGCATCTCCAAGATCAGACTTTTCTTGCATGACAACATATTTTCTATTAGTACCTTTCTCTACTTTAACAGCACTTAAGTTACCTTCATCTATTCTGTCAGTACTTATTTTTTTACCGTCAGCGTCAAATAAGTTTGCTGGTATACCAGATGTAGTAAAATCACCTTCTTTTAGTTTCATTGCAGATGCTTTTCTATTTTTACGCTCTGCTTTTCTAATTTCTCTTTTACTTCTAAACTCATCAGTACCTTCAAAAGTTGGCTCTGGTCTTTTTAATCCAGGTAGTAACTTGTCTTCAAGCTTACTTATTTTATCGATTTTTCTTTGAGCTCTTTTATCTTTACCTTTTTTATTTAGCTTTTGAGCTTTATCTTGAAGCTTGCTCATACGCTTGATTACTCTATCTTCCTTTGATTTAGCAGGAGATGCTTTAATTGCTTTTTTTAAACCTTCGTTTAATTTGCTTTGATCTCCAACAAGAGGCTTTTTCATAGCTGAACCAGCTTCTTTTACCATCTTTGCCATTGAAGGATTTTTCATTTTAAATGCCATAGTTATTCTGCTTTTTTAGCTCTTTGTTCCCAAGGAAACACCATGCTACCTTCTTCGTGGAACTTACCGTTATACTTTATTTTACCGTCTTTTCTTGGATATGTTTTACCTTTGTATCTAACGTAATCATCTCCGTATGACAAACCTATTTTAGGGTCTGACATATCTTTTAAATGTTGTTTCTCGTGGCGTATGGCTCTTTTTTCAAGAGCGCTACCAGGTTTAACATTTTTATTTATAAATATAGATCCATCTAAGTTAGCTTCTGCTACAATACCTTTATCTAGCTTTTTTCTAAATATAGGTGTTGTTTTTGAATTTTTTATATTTCTTTTTTCGTTGCCTAACTTAAACGCCATTATCTGCTTAGATCTTTAATCATATCATCAATAGCCTTATTAAAGACTTTATCTGTATATGATTTGTTATTATAGAATACACTACGATCTGATACTGGCATGTCTTCTTCTCCGAGTAAGATACGATATATTCTACTTATAAGTTGGCTGCATTTAAATGAAGTTTTAAAAACGCTGTACTTAATCGTTGTTCGATTTCGATGACGCCACACTTCTATCCAGCCTTGTTTTCTTAGTTTATCCCAACGCTTCTTATCCCAACTCATGGTATAAGTACCGTCTATAAACTCTTGTCTTGTAAACCGACCTTGACAGTCTAAAAATATTAGTAGCTCAAGCTCGGCATCTGTTAACCCGTAAGTCTTACAAGCCCACTTTCTAGTGAGCCTGTAATACTTTAGGATTTGTAATTCACGTAAATCGTGAGAGGTTAATCTCATTACGTAGCCATACCAGCTGCGCCACCTTCAGGAGCATACTCAATACTAGTAATACTCGCTGGATTAGATCCACCTAATATATTAGTTTCTCCAAACGCTAAATCAATAACAGTAACTAACCTTCCATCTCTTGGAAAAGCGTTGCAAGCATCGTTCATAAGTTTACAAATATCTTCAAACTTACCATTAGCATGTTCTATTGTAACTACATCATCTGTAGCATCACCTAATATAGAAGCAAAGTGTAAACTTGTAGTATTAGTATCAGTTGCAACCATACCTTTTAAAGCGCTTACTGGATACATAAAACTAGTTTCTAAACCTTGTTTAAAAGTAATTGTTACTATATCACCAGTATCTAAATCATAACCACCAGCTGTACCAGAAGCGTCAAGTGTAATAACACCGTTTGATAAAGCTTGATTAGCTGGGTTAAGATAATGTATAGATCCTGTAGCTATAGCTAAAGCTGTTGAACTATATGCAGGCGCTGGTAAAACAGCTGTAGTTTCAAATAAAATTGAAGCATGACCTGTACCTCCGCCATCAAAAGACTTAACAGATAAAGAAGCTATTTCATTAATGTTGTCTAAGTTTGCAGCAACACCAACGCCAGAAAAAGCGTCTGTTGCGTTTGAAGAACCACTGAAAGTTGCACTTGCAGTTACAGGTCTTAGTTTTCTAAAATATAAATAATTCTCCATGATTAGTCTATTGTTATTGTTACAGCAGTAACTTCTTCTATACCAGAAGAACTAATAGCTCCTTCATTAGCTGGTAAAGTATTTAAGTCTTTTATTACTGTAAAGTTAGTAGTATTATTTCTGTTTCCACTAGCAAGCTGTGCAAATTTTTCCATAACAAGCTTAGTGTTAGCAGATCTTGTTATGCCATCTCCTACGTGAGCTGCACCTGTACCAGATGAAGACGTAGCGCCAGTAGCATCAGCAACATCTGCAAATGTTAAAAGTACACCGTTAGCTGTTGTTCCTGTACCATCTTGTGGCGCAAAGAAAAACTCAGCTGTAGTACTAGACATCGAAACTGCTCCTCTAAATCCAGACGCTGGAAACATAGCTGCGTCTTTGTCTGTATCGTTGCCACCGTCGTTTGCAAAGTATAAATAATTTTCTTCTCTCATTTTTTTAAAATTTTAAGATTATGCAACAGCGTCAACTGATAATAAATCTGGGTGAATAAACTCATCTGTTAAATCATCTGCTATTTTAACAAATTTTCCTTGTACGCCATGTGCAGTCATAGCGCCTGCTATAGCTTGACATACTCTCTTCATTTCTACTCCAGTGCCAGCGGTATCAGTAACAGTCACGTCAATAACTGTCGCTGCTGCTGTACCGTCAATATCTTCAAAACGAAGCTTCATTGAACCTGCACCATCACATTTTAAACCTAAAAAGTTTGATGCTGGGCCACAAAATTTTTCGTCAGCGTCTTTTATAAGCGTAACGAAGGTTTCCCCACCTTGAGAAGGGACTGCTTTTTGAATTGCCATAATTCTTGTTTTTGATTAATTAATAATTTGTTTTCGATTTTATGTTTAAGGATTACGGTTTATAGTTTATGTTTAATCTACTAGTACAATATCACTTGCCTTTATAACAAAATAAAGTTTATCTTTAAAATGTATACCGTGACCAGCGTGTTTGTCGTAATAAACTACATCCCCGTCTTTTATAAATTCTATTGAATTACCAGCAGATACAACTTTACCTTTTAAATATCTGTTGTCTTCGTCTAAGTTTTCTGTCATAATAAGACCTGCAACTTTTTTTTGCTCAGTCTTTATTTTATCTACAATAACGTAATGATTAACTGCCTTCATCTGCTCTAGCATTTGAGATTATACAATCAGCAGAAACAATAGTCATAACAACACTCACTGCATTTTTAAGTGCTGCTTTAGTAACAAGTACTGGATCTATGATACCTTCTGCTACCATGTCAACAAACTCGCCGGTTATAACGTTAATGCCTTCACCTTCTTTATTAGGTATGTCCATATTAGTATCTATGCCTGCATTATCAAGTATAGTAGCCATAGGTGATATTATAGCTTCAGCTAGCACTTCTTCACCGACTGTGTCGGTCGAAATTTTTTGAGATGCATTAAAGAGGGCTACGCCACCTCCAGGCACTATACCTTCTTTCAACGCAGCCTTCGTAGCGTAAATAGCATCCTCGATCCTGTCTTTCTTTTCTTTAAGCTCCACCTTCGAGTCTGCCCCAACACGGATAATTCCAACACTACCCGATAGCATAGACAATCTCTGCTCCAATCTTTTTTTAAAGAAACCATTTTTTTCATCTGCAACCATTTTAGCCACCTGATCTATACGCTCAGATATATCTTCATTTAAATCTTCTATTGTAGTTATTACAGTAGTTTTATCATCTGTAGTAGCAAATTCAGCTTCACCTAAACAATCAGGCTTAATAAGATCTAAATCATCACCTAATTCTTCGTTCATGACTGTAGCACCTGTAAGTATAGCAAGATCTTCACATGTATCTTTTTTAGTAGGGCCAAAGCCAGGTGGGTCAATGATATTAACTTTAATGTTACCTTTTACTTTGTTCATCATAAGCGTAGCTTTAACAGGTTGAGCTACTGGTGCTACTATTAATAACGCTCTGTTATTTTTTATAGCATGTTCTAATATGCTTTGTATCTTACGCACATTAGGTATTTCAGACATACATATAAATATAAATGGGTTTTCTAGCTCACATTTATGCTTATCTTTGTTAGTTACAAAGTTTGGTGATGTTAAACCACAGTCTACTTGTACGCCATCTACTATTTCTACGTAAGTTTCTTCAGTTTCTGACTCTTCCATGAGTACTACACCGTCTTTACCAACCTTTTGGTATGCTTCTGCAATGATATTACCAAGAGTAACGTCATTATTGCACGAAATAGCAGCTACATGCTGTAGCATACCGTCATTTACGTCTATTTTTACGGAATTTAAGTACTCATTTACCTTTTTTAGGCCAGAATAAACACCATCTCGCAGATCGCGGATAGTGCAGCCCTTATATTTAGGTGAGTTTACTGTATTTAGCAAGGACTCGGCTAGCACAGTTGCAGTAGTTGTGCCGTCTCCGGCTTCTTTAACTGTGTTTTTAGCAGCTTCTTTAATAAGTGTAGCGCCGATGTTCTCAACAGGATCGTAAAGAACTACACTTTCTGCAACGGTTACACCGTCTTTCGTTATAACAGGTAAGCCTCTAGCGTCTTCATACACTACACACTTACCAGATGCACCAAGGGTTAGCTTAACTGCATTAGCTAGTTTAGTAACACCGGCTGTAATTTTGGTTTTAGCGTCCTGACCAAAGTTTAATTCTTTGATCAGGAGACTAGGATTGTTGTACTCCATTGAATTAGATTTAATTAAATTAGTTTTGAGTTTATTTATCGAAGGTTTTAACTACTTTTGGGCCTTTTGTGGCTTCTAGTTTCTTACTGAAGTGCTCGATGCTACCATCAATTGCAGATTCAGCGCCTTCTAGAGTTTCTCTACGTGTAACATCTGCCCATTCGTCAGCGTTATCAGGCCTGGAAACTTCAGTTTGGTAATAACCATTTGGCAATTGCACTATACGCCAGTTTTCTTTGCTGGCTAAATGCTTCCATTGCTCTTTGGTTTTGTCGTTTACTTGTGGATTACCGGTCCACGTACTAGTTTTGTAATATAAATACGTCATTTTTGGTTTATTTATTGGTTAATTAATTAGTTTTAAAATTTTGCCGTTACCTTTGGCGACTTTTGAGCCTTTATCGGCTTAACATTTATCGGCTTAAACTTTATAGGTTTAGGCTTAGGTAACGGTTTAACTCGTCCTTTGTTAGGTATTGGCTTAGGCTGTCGAGTTTCCATCTCTTTAAGCTTATTGACCTTTGGATCAACTCTTTTTACCATTTTTACCGCGCTATCTTTTTTTTTAGCCCAGTTCCAGGTGTTTT